AAGGATCTCTTCATCCAATTCTCATTTGGCTCTAGAGAGACTTTCCCCATTTTCTGTGTCCAAAAGCAATAGAGACATTCTGCTGCTAACTTGTCCTTCTTGGTCAACCTGACGTCCATGTTATCATATCCAGATTCCAGAGTGAGGTTCATTCCTTTTACTTTGTATTTATTTGATGTTTTAATCCCCCACTTTTTCTCAACAAGCATATAGCGAGGATTGACAACAATTCCCAATATTATCCTCAGGGCTCTGGTAATATTTCTCTTGATCTTCTTATTGATAGTCCTTTTGTCAGTCACAAAGACTCGTTGAGTAGGCTCCACATAGTGTCTGTTGATAAATTGTAAAGCGTAGCCCCAAAATTCCAAACCATTCAACCTGAGAGTCTCTTTGTTGATAGCCACACCTAAATTGTTGATGTGGGCTAGAGACAAAGAAACAGATATATTCTTCATGAGATAAAACGACTCATCAATTAGCTTCATTTCCTGAATGAGTAGATCAGTCTCTTTCTCTCTCTTATGTCCGTAAACATTCAGAATACATCCTATTAGCTCATCTAGATCCGGACATGCATTACATTCCACCGTTCCAGAGAGGAATATCTCGTAATTTTCCAGGTTCAAGTGCGGAGAGAAACCAACCTCCATGTTGTCCAATCCAACAACACAAGCAGGATAATTGATTATATCCAGAGAAAACACTTTGATAATCACTTTAACAGATCTTGGAAGCTGTCTCAACAGACCCAAGATAATTGAGAGATTTAGATTCTCAATATCACAAACTATAGAGGTTTGGTTCACTCCTAAATCATTGATCTCCCGGCTCATCTTTTCAACCCATTTGGGGTGTCTAATGTCATCAGGAACATTAAGCATTACTCTACTAGATATCCCCTCATACCCTCTGGAGATCTGAGGCATTAAGCATCCCAAGTCTTGTGGAATAATCTTATGAGTTTCCAAATAGGAGCAAGGATAAACAAGTGATGATCTGTTCAATGCCTTGACTAATAATGATGTACCACCAGTTCCATCTCCCAATACAATTATGTGCTTTTGTAAGGGATTGTTGTACAGAACACCTGACCACTTATATATGCTAGATGTAGGTAGTGTGATTTCTCTGAATACTGTTCTTGGCCTTTGTACTTCAATTGACCTATTTCCCATAGAGAATGATCTTGGTGTTTCAATTCTACAAACAACAGGTTCAGAAGAGTATGTCATGTATCCCCATCCAACATCCGGCAAATTCCTCTTCTCCTTTAATACTGCCAAGGATTTGACCATCTTATCCAAACTCATGTCCACCATTGGAGTCTTTGCTAATGACCAACACACACACTGGTGTGGACAGCTCGGATGACTCTCTTCATCTTCGGGTATAGATTTAAAATGTCTGAAGTAATGAGAACAATGGTGTTCCAATGTGCATCTCATCATAATCAGAAATCTGTATTGCTTATTTGTGAGAGATCCCTTTGCTACAGGAATATGGCCCAATTCTTCAAGTGAAATGGTTCCCACTTGACCGATTGTTTCAATCAATGCTGTCTTGGAAGTATTGAGTATGGAGAAGACTGTTTCGGGAAAAGTGCCCGACATAAAAAGATGTCCATTTGATGGATTTTCATCAGTTCTTCCCAATGTCAGACCACCCAACCCTTTAAATCCACCAATATGCTTTCCCAACAGCTTATCAGTTGCTCTCTTCCTAACTTTCGGCAATTCTGCCCCTTCTGGAACTTTGTCTATCTCGATTGCTGCTAACACAATCAGAACGTGAGCAATGTTGATCAGCAATTTATCACGGTAGAGTTTATAAGAATATATCCTAGGATATTCTTGAAGATCCTCAACCCTAGTATCATCTGAGCCAGACCTCCCTCCGTGATATAGTCCGAATCCTATCTTTACTGCCAGGATCCACATGACTCCTTTCTGCAATTGTCCAGATTTAAAGTCGTCAAAATCTGCTTTGTAGCACAATGACTTCACATCACTCATGATGTCAAGATTTCCTCTCCTATTTATGAATCCCAGGGCTCTGGTAATGCTTTCCTTGACTCTAGCAGGATATATTTCCCTGAAGTATGGAAAAGGTCTTTCAATGTCAGTAATTGAGTCAACCGTTGGCACAACACAATCTTCGCAC